AGGTACCACCACAACGCCGCGCCCGGGTCGCACTCGAACCAGCGCCACAGGAACTCCCGATGCCACGGCAACAACCGATACGGCTGCCCGTACCGGTCGCCCTCGCCGTGGACAAGCATCTTCTCCATCCACCGGCACGCCAGGCCGCCATGCGAATCCCGCAGCGCCAGCTCGTCGGTCACGACGACGCCCGACGCGGGTCCTCATCGGCGTCGTCGACGATCTCGCCCTCCAATACCTCGGGGGCGTTGAACTCCCGGTTCAGGTCCTCCACCGACTTCCGCAGCCCGGTCGCCTGCAGACCCAATCCGAGGCGCGCCTTCGGGGTGATCCCGAACCGGTCCTCGAGCCCCGTGATCAGCGAGTCGAGGCGGGCGATCTCCTTCGTGAACGGATGCAGAATCGGCTGACCCTGCGACCCCGTCGATAACGGCGACTTCCGCACCACTCGCTCGTACCGCTCCCGCTGATCGATCGCCCGGAACAGGCGGACAAGCGCCGGCATGTCCGCCGACGACACCGCCCCCGCGACGTCCGACCCCCAGAACTCCTCCCACAGCCGCACCGTCTCGACGTACAGCCGGCCGCCCTGCGGATGCGGCGCCGGCGGACACGCCCGAGCAGCGCCATGCACCACCTCGAGATCCGTCGTGCCGCGGCCCTGGCGGCGCCCGCCCTGCTTACGCGCTGACACCGTGCCACCTCCGACGATTGCAAGAACGATGTGCAGGACGCATCGACCGCCCCGCACCGCCCTCAGCGACCGGCGTCACGTGATCCCACTCGAACGGATCGCCCACCAGCCGGCCACGCCCACACAACCAGCACACCGACCCAGGAGGCGGCGGCCGATCATCGACCCGGCGCTGATCAGCCGACCGCGCCCGCTTCCGAGCCCGCCGGCACGCCACACAGCGTGAAGGCCCGCCGTCAGTCGGCTTCGCGATCAGAGCCCGGCAATCAAGGCAACGAACCATTGGAGGCAATACACCAAACCCCCAGCCGAATAACTAATTAGTTCACTGACAGCCCAACAATTCACCACTGACGAAAAACGCCCCGAACCCAAAAAAGGCCCCGGGACCCTACAGGAGGGAGGAAGCGAGGTGACAGCCGCCGATGCCCGGAGGGTGGTGGGCGCTGGGGTCCCCATCACTGTGCGTGGCGGCGGCTGACCCCACCCGTGCCGGCTGGTCGCTTTGTGTCGTGTTGTTGTCTGCGCTTGTTGGTCGCTGCGGCCTTGGGCGTGGTCCGGGGCGGTTGGGGGTGGCGGGTCCACCCTGGGCGGGCCGTGGGGTCAGTCGTGGCGGGTGATGGTGCCGTCGGTGTGGCGGTGCTCGGTGGTGCCGTCGGTGTAGGCGATGGCGGCGACGATGGCGTCGGCGGGGAGTGGGGTGGTGATCCGGTCGAGTAGCCAGCGGAGTGCGTCGGGTCTCGGGATGTTGTGGAGTCGGGCGATGCCGTCGGCTTGAAGGCGGAGCTCGTCGAGCATGTGGGTCGGGATGACGAAGTCGCCGGGCTCGAGCCGGACGGGGCGGGCGTCATGGGTGGGTGCGCCGGGGGTGTAGTTCACGATGCCCCCTGTGGCGACGAGGTCACCGCTGACGAGTGACGGTTCGGTCCGCGTGGCGGTGCTCGAGGAGCCAGCGCAGGGCTTCGGGTCGGGCGATGCCGTGCAGTTCAGCGATGCGTGGGCCACCAGTTGGAGCTCGTCGAGCATCCTGTCGGGAACGGGTGGGGGGTCTTCGTGGACCCCCCACCCCCCTTTTTCGGAAGTGCTTCCCCGGGATCAGGTGAAGCTCGTCTCCCAGAACCCGGACCAGGCGGAGCAGTTGATGCCGAGGTTGCAGACCTGGAGGCGGAACGTCTCGACGTTGTCGGCGAAGTCCCAGGTGTACTTGACCCAGCTGCCGGTGCAGGCTTGGCCGACGTAGTGGGTTGCGGTGAGGGTGCCGTTGGCACGTTTGCCCTGGACGTAGGCGCCGGCGCAGGTCCCGTTGGTGGCGGTGTCGCGTGCCCAGACGTCGACGTCGCCAAGTTCGGCGGTGCCGGGTTTGCCGAGGGCGTCGGCTTCGGCGCCGGTGATGGATCGGAAGGGCCCGTAGGAGCCTTGGGCTTGGGCGGTCGGGACCATGAGCGCGAGCGCGGCCAGGGTCACGAGCAGCGCAGTGACGCGTCTGATCATTCGGTGTCCTCCGTGGGGGTCCGCTGTGTTGCGGTCAGTCGCGCCGGCTCGAGGCGATCAGGTCACCGAGCCAAGACGCGTCGATGCCGCCGGGTCCCTCGGCGGAAGGGACGCACCAGCGGCATCGATATCCAGAAGTCTCCCATGATTGGGGACATCAGGTCAAGCATCGTGGGGTAGGTGCGTTCTGACCTGCGGTAATTCGCGTCCCCAGAGGACAGCGCAAAGTGGGCTGAACCATCCTCGCCTCAAGCGCTGTGTGCGTCGTTGGAGCTACAGCTCGTCTCGGTATCGCTCAGCGATCTCGTCGCCATCCAGGTGGTGGTGCGACAGTGTCCGGTGTGGTTCGCCAGCGATGGAGCGGACCAGGTTGCCCCAGACTTCGTTGAGGAAAGGGCCGAGCACTCCCACGTCTGCGAGCTGGTCCGTATGCCCAGTCTCAAGCCAGCTATCGATCAAGGGGGACCGTGCGTGCATTTCCGGGTTGCGACGAAGGTTGCTGAACTCGGCGACCATGGGCACGTACGGCTCCAGCCACCTCCATCCTGGCTGGCTTGAGATCTGCCTGATCTTCTGATCACGCGTCCGGCTGATGTGGGGAGGCGGTTCGTCTGTCCCGGCCATATAGACGATGCCTGCTAGTCGCTCCCAGGCGACGGCTAGGCCCACAAGAACTGACTGATGGTTCCGGAGCGCATCGAGCGAGCACCAGTCGGGCGCGGCAGAGTCAAGATTCGCTGCACGATGAAGCATGATGCGATCGCCAGCGGCGAAGAGCTCGCACTCGAGCATCACGACCTGCACCTTCAGATGACACGACCACGCCAGAATCTCGTCCCGGCATGCTCGGGTCTGCGTTGCGCTATCCAGGGCCTCTTCCATGGCAGACAGCGACCACCTGTGGGATGGCAGTGCGCCAACGACGGTTGCGACCATCGGTGCGGCTACTGAGCGAGCGACGGCTTGCTCGGCCGCGCGCCGCAGGAGTTCATCTACCTGACGCGGGTCTGGGTTCATGCTCAATCAAGCCTCGTCGACGAGGTCTCGCTGCCCATCGGCCGCAACCTCTCAGGCGTCATCCAATCGTAGTGGGTCCGACGCATTGGCCGAAAGCATCAGCGCTGGCCGTCGCGGACGTAGTCGAGCTCTCGGTCGGGGTGCAGACGTGTGAGGTCGAGGTCGGTGCGGCGTTGCCTGACCCAGGTCGGGAGGTCGTCGGAGCCAGAGCGTCGGAAGCGTTGGCGGCACGGGTCGCAGAGCCCGGAGCGGAGGCGATCGTCGCCGACGCCGGTGGCGTTGTGGTCGCAAGCGCGGCAGAGGCCGGCGCCGGCGCGTGCAGGGCGGGCGTTCGGGTCGACCTTGGTCTTCTCGTCGATGGTCTTGGTCAGGGTGATGAGCTGGTCGAGGCGGTCGCCGAGGGCGCGCCATGCGGTGGCGAGCTCGAGGTTCCACCATGCGGCCGGGTCGTTGCTGGTGGCCGCTGCGTGGGCTTCGGTGGGGCGGGACACGGCGCCGGGTGAGTGGCCGCCGTCGCGGTCGGTGCGTGACGCTGAGATGCCGGTGGACCAGTCGGATGCGTGGATGCGGGTGGCTTCGGCGGCGTGGACCTTGACGCCGGAGACGTGGGTGGGGGTGGTGGCGAGGCGGGCGAAGTGGACGACCAGGGCGAGCAGTTCGGCGAGCTCGTCGGGGGTGAGGGGGCCGGAGCGGTCGGTGCGGGGTTTCATCGGCGGGTCTCCTGTGGGGCAGTGGTGAGCGCGAGCGGGATGCTGATCGGCCAGGTGATGGCAGTGGAAATGGCGACGGCGTGGTGGACCCAGGCGGGTGGCCGTGGGGTGAGGTTGTCGATGGTGCGGTAGGCGTAGCGGGCGGTGGCTGCGGCGCCGAGCGCCCACCATGCGCCGACCGCGACGGCTGCGAGGGTCGTCATGCGTGGGCGGCGAGGCGGTGTCGGGCGAGGTCGGAGCGGAGCCGGAAGGTCTCGTCGCACTGGTCGCAGAGATGCCGGTCGTCGGGCTCGAGCACGGTGACGGGGCCGACGTCGATGGTGTGGCCGTCGTGATCGTCGAGGACCGTCTGGGACGAGCCCAGGGCCGTGTGGCGTCGGGTGCGATGTGTGGAGAGGCCTTGCCGGGTCGCGGCGACGAAGCCGCATTCGTCGCACCGGTGCGAGCCGGCCAGGTGCTTCCCCTCCGGCTTCGCCGGCTGGCCGCTGGCGGCGCGTCGGGCATCCTCTGCTGCGTCGCGGCGGTGCCGGCTCATGTGGCCGCCGAGCCCGCCGGGTGACTTCGCCACGAAGTCGCAGCCTGGATGGGTGCACGGGTACGTCTTGGTGGCCTGCCGGCGCTTCACGGTCTCGGCGGCCTGGGCGAGCGCATCGGTCGCCGGTTCGGTGTCGGCCTCGATCGTGACCTCGACCGTGCTGCGTTCGAGGTCGAGCGCTGCGAGGGCGCCGTCGATGCGGGTCAGCTCGTCGGCGAGGTACGTGCGTGCCTGGCGTAGGGCGTGGACGGCGTCGTCGACGTAGGCGGTCGGTGTGCGGGTCATGGTCTGCTCCTGGTCGGGCCGTGGAGGGTCGCGAGGCGGTGACCCCAGCGCGCAACGGCGCAGAACATCGCCTGTCGTGCGGTCGGGAATCGTTCGTGGACGGCGTCGATCGCGGGCTGGCCGAGTGCCTCACGCGTGCCGGCCTGGTACACGTCGAGGCGCCAGCCGTCGCAGGTCTTTGAGATGGCGACGTCGACGAGGCGGCTCATCGGGTCCTCCATGGGAGCGTTCCTGTGCCCTTGCAGTCGGGGCAGGCGGGTCTGGTGTCGTTCGGTGCGACCCAGCCCTTGCCGTGACAGGTCAAGCAGCGGCGATGCATCAGCCGCTCGGCTGGCGACGGGTCGAGGAGCTTGGCCGGCCACGTGGATGGTTCGGCGCAGTTCGGGTGGATGCCATCGAGCGAGAGCTCGTCGCAGACGCTGCAGGGCGTCACGCTTCCCAGCGCATTGAGCCGTTGCCATGAGGCGGCCGGGATGGCGTCGAGGGCGTCGAGCACGGCGGTCATCCGAGGGCACCTCGGAGCCGGGCTCGGGCGTCGGCGATGCGGGTCGGGGTGTCGGGGTCCCGGTCTGGTGGCCGCTGGCTGCGGTCGATCGGTGTGACGTTGCCGGAGCCGGGCAGGAAGCTCGATTTCGGCGCTGCGGCGCCTGGGTCAGTAGACGGGTTAGTGGGTACGTTCACTCCAGGGTGAACAGTCGTGAACAGTTCTGTTCGCTCTGGAGTGAACGGTCGTGAACAGTTCTCGGGCTGACCGTTCACGAGGTGAACGGTCTCTGGCTGCTCAGCGTGGCCGAGCTGTTCACTCTGGGGTGAACGGTTGCGGCGACCGTCGGTGAGGATCTGGTAGTGGTTGGCCTGGCCCGGCGCCGGCTTCGCAGGGCGCTTCACCTCGATCAGGCCGTCGGCCTCGAGGCGGGCGATGGCCTTGTGCACGGCCCCGACCGACAGACGAGCACGCTTCGCCACGCGTCGAAGCGACGGGAAGCAGTCGCCGCCGAGCTCGTTGGCCTCGTCGGCCAGGGCGAGCAGCACGAGCAGGTCGGACGGGTTGTCGACGGGCGCCTGATCCCACGCCCAGGTCAGCATGCGAAGGCTCATGGTTGCGCTCCCTTCCTCGGTCGGGCGAGCAGCTCGGCGACGAAGCCGTCGAGGTCGCCCGGGCGGATCACGCGGGCGTCGCAGCCGGCGCCCGTCAGGACACGCAGCCACTCCGCCTGATCGACCGACACGCGTCCATGGTCGGACTTCAGCTCGGCGAAGATGACCCGGTCACGGACGAGCACGAGATCGGGCCAGCCCTTCCCGTCGGCTGCGACGGGCGTCATGTAGTGGCCGCGGGCGTTCAGCGCCGCCCTGAAGTGAGCGCAGCGCCACCCGCCGATACGGGCGGCGTCGATCACGCACTCCTGGAGTTCCTTCTCGGTCATCGGACGACGCCTTCGAGGAACCCGTGCTCGGTCGCCCACCGAGGGTTCCGGTGGATGTGCTGATGGCAGTTCGCACACGTCCAGATCGAGTTCGATGGGACGTCTCGGCCGCCCTTCGACTGCGGGAGCCGGTGATGACCTTCGGTGCCGCGCCCGGTGCAGGTCGGGCCGCCGATCTCGCAGTGGCCTCGGGCACGGACGGCGATGCCGTCGAGCACGCCCTGCCACACCTCTCGCTCCTCAGATGTCCGGAGGCGGCGTCTGGCGGCGTTGCGCCGCGACTTCGCCTGCCACGCCCGGATCTTCGCCGGGTCGGACCGCTTCATCGGAGACCGCCTCACGAGACCCAGCCCGCGTGTAGGGCGTGGAGGCGCATCTCGCCGACCCACTTCGACGCGTCCTCCGGGCAGCCAGCCCAATGCCCGACCGACATGCCGCACGTGCGGCAGTAGTGGGCGTGGCGGTGCAGAAACGGCGTGGTGTCCGGCACCGACGCGACATCGGCCGCGTCGGTGCCGGGGCCCGCAGGTGCCTCCGCCCGCGGAACATCCGAGACCCAGACCCACACGACGCAGGCATTCCCGTCCCTGTTCGTGCGCCGCCGCCCGGAGTCGGCGACATGGCCGAGCTCGACGAGCTCGCCGCGCCTCGTCGCGACCGAGTGCCGGTGTCGGGTGCGGGTCTGGAGGTGGAAGAGGTCGTCGTCGGTGAGCCCGCCCGGCGCGGCGTCTCGGAGGAGGTCGGCGACGACCTGGCGGAGCCCGCCACGGCTGCGGGCGGCCTGGGCGTGCGACGTCTCCGGCTGAGCGGCCCGGGCCTTCGTGTGCGGCGGAGCGTCCGGGAACATGAGCTGCTCAGTCATGCGTTCAGCTCCGGCTCGTCTTCGTTGGACGGCTCGTCGTCGAGCCGGTGGACCGTGACGGCAGTCGGCTGGTCATACCCGAGGCGGGCCCGTGCCCTCCAGCACCGTGCCTGCGCTCCCACGTCGGTGCTGTAGACGCCGAGCACGATCGGTGTTCCCGAGCCGTCCTCGTACGGCATCAGGCAGGCGACGAAGACTTCGGACCCGGCCTCGAAGTAGGTTCTCTCGGTCATCGGGACACCTCGTTCTCGTCGCCGACACCGAACGTCGTGTACGCCCCATCGCAATGGACGACCGGTTCGGCGTCGAAGCCCCACCCGTCGCAGTGGAACCGCATCAGCCGGCCAGCGGGTTCATGGCTTGCGATCCCGCCGCAGTAGCCGGCGATCGCTGCGACCTTGTCGAGCACCGCGGCCGTGACTCTCCATCCGTCGACCGGGGCCTGTCCCTGGGCGAGGATCGACCTGTACGTAGGGAACGGAATCTCGAGGAGCGGCAGAGCGACCGATTCGGAGTCCTCGAGGTCGATGACCACCTCCTGGGTGGCGAAGTCGTCCGACAGCACGGGGTGGTCGTGGTCTTCGGCGTCGCGCACGGTGAACGTGACCCTGGGTTCGGGCTGATCAGCCTTGTTCGCTCGGGACGCGACCTTCGCTGCGTAGGCGGCGAGGCCTTTGCCTCGGTGGTCGGGGTCGGCGACGAGCACCGAGGCGACGGGGGCTTCGTCGAGGGTGGGGAACGGGTCGGATGCGCTGTCGCCGGTGATCGCAACCGACGAGATCACGAACGTGTCGAGGGACGTGAATCGGGCGCCGCCGCCCTCGTAGGTCTCGACGAGGACGGTGCGGTAGAGGACCGGGCGTTCGTCGTCGTTGGATGCGGCGACGATCGCTGCGCGCCACGCCGCGGCGAACGCTGTGGCGGTGGTGACGGCCAGGAGGCCGGTCTCGTGCTTCACGGCTGTGCCTCCTGGGGCATGGGTGGTGGCGGGGTGTCGGTGGTGACGAGCTCCCAGACGTCGGTCGGTGCGACGCCGAACACGTCGGCGAGGTGGCGGCACGCTGCGTCGGCCGAGCGGAGCTTCCCGGACCAGTCGGCGACGTGCTTGGAGGCCCATCGGTTGATCTCCCGCAGGGGCGGACGGTCGACGTCGGGATCGGGCGGAGGAGGCGCAGCGGGGCCGTCGGCTGACAACACGTCCGGCTGATGACCCGGATCGACGGCCCCGCTTCCTGCAGCCTCAGCCTCCTCATCTGTCTGCCCGACCTCGAAGTCGCCGTTCGGCTGCTCGTGGTCGGCCGGGACCGTTCCCGGTGCGCCAGGAGGGTCCTGGGCGCTCTCGTCGACGTCGAGCCCGAACGGCTCACCGTCAGGGAAGGGCCCGCCCTCGACGACCGAGGCCCGGGCGGGCAAACCCTGGCCGTCGAGGACGGGGATCTCACCGGTCCGTGTGGGGGACGGCGCCGGTGAGAGAACAGGCGCCGGGTCATCGGCCAGCGCGGTCGACATCTCCGGCGACAACGGGAGCCAGTTCCGCATCGACCGGAACACGCTGATCACGGCCATCGTGTCGAAGTCCGAGCCCCAGGCGCCGGTCAGGTTGCCGTTGCGGTCCTTCGGGGCGTGCCGGTCGGCGTGAGCGACAATCTCGGCGCGGTCCATCAGCTTGAACATGGGGCGGGCCCCGTCGAGCATCTCGACCGCGACCCAGTAGCCGACCGGCTCACCGGTCGGGCGTGGGCGGCGGGGCCGGATGATCAGCTCCGACGACGACCCGTACCGTTCCTCGATCAGCTCACCGTCGAAGAACCATCCGCCGTCCACGGTGCCGATACGTCCCGACCGGCGGGCGAGCTCGAGAATGCCGGTCCAGCCGAGCTGGAACGTGGCCTCGTTCGCCCCGACTGTGCGGTTCCATCGGGGGATGAGCCAGCAGTGGCCGAGCGGGCCCGGTTCGAGGCCGACCTGGGCGGCGGTCATGAGGGCGCCGGCGATCGATGGCCAGGTGCATTGGGCGAGCTTCGGGGTCTGGCGCAGCACGGTGAGGGTGTTGCGGACGAAGCGTTCGGCGTCGATCGTGCCGGGGAGGGCGCGGGCGACTTCTTCGGCGAGGCTTTCGACCTGTTCGTAGAGCGTGGGGGCCTGCGGTTCGGCGGCAGGGGCGATGCGTTCCTTCACGCGGTCGAGGCTCATGTCGGGGTGTCTTTCGGTGGCAGGGGCTTGAACGTGCGGCCGGCGGTGCGCCGGTAGGTGTCGTCCTTCGCCAGGACGGGGAAGCGCTGGCGGAGCGCTGTCGCGGAGAACGTCGGGACCTGGCAGGCGTGCACGACGTCGGGGTGGTCGGCGGCTAGGAGGTCGATGTCGACTTCGGTGCGGGCCGACCAGGTCACGGCCTTGACGCCGTCGACCGTCGCGACCGTGGCCTCGCCCATGGCGGCCTCGATGACGGCTCGGAGGCGCTTCTCGGCAGCCTCCAGGGTCTTCGCTTGGGCGCGGACTTCGTGGAGTTCGGCGAGGGCGTCGGCGGCTTCGGCGTCGAGCTCGACCGTGGCGTCCGGGTTCGGATGCCACACGGCGGCGAGGTCGGAGGCCTCGTCGAGATGCCCGGCAAGTGGCGGCATGTCGCCGTCGATGGATTTCCAGAACCGGGCCTCTGCCGTGATGAGCACGTCGGTGATGGCAGGGTCGGGGTCCTGGTGGACGATGTGCGGCTGGCGGCCGTCGACGAGGCACACGAGCACGCCCCACGACGCGCCGAGGACCTCCATCTCGTGAGCGAGCTGCACCCGATGCTGATCCGGGGCGTCGCCCGCTTCCCACTCGGAGGCAGAACGCCACCCGCTGGTCTTGATCTGCACGACACCGAACCCGTTGCGGGTCGGGTCGTCGGCGATCCGGTCCGGGGTGCACGCCATGTAGTGGCGCCACGGGTGCCGCCAGGTGCGCTCCCCCGGATCGATGATCGTCCAGTTGGGGCGTGCGTCGGCCAGCCAGTCGGCCACGACCGGTTCGAGGCGGTGACCCCACTCGGTGGCTTCGTTCCCGCCGAACCCGTGCTCCTGGCCGGTCTTCTCGAGCCACAGCGCCACGGGGGACCGGTATGGGTCGATGCCGAGCACAGCGGCGGCGTCGGAACCGCCGATGAAGGTGCGGCGCATCGCCGGGTTCGTGCGCCACGTGTCCGGGTCAGGTCGGCGGCCAACGAGACGCGCCGCTTCGTAGGTGCTCATCGGGACGCCTCCATCGGGAGGGTGGCCTCCACGTCGACCCACTCCGTCACGGTCCGGGTCTGACGGTGGAACGTGATCGGCGTGCGGCACGTCCGGTTGCGGTCGTCGACGTCGAACCAGGTCACCCAGTTGCCTCGACCGCCGGTCTCGCGGATCATCCACCGGGCCGGTTCGGCCGGGCGCGGGTACCGGCGCACCGTCCGGGTCGTGGCCTCGGGGTTCGGGTGGCCGTACGGCCACTGCGGGGACTCGGTCCACTCGGGCAGAATCCACGGCGGCGCGTGGTCGGTGATGACCCTGTCGCCTCGGTAGTGCGGGGCGGTCATCAGAGCCGCCCGGCCACGACAAGCTCGAACGCTTGGTGGAGCCCGATGACGAACACGGCGCCGACGACGCACAGGTATCCGCCGATCAGCGTCCACGCCATGGCTTCAACCCATCGATGATCGACGGGGGGAGCGGCCCGGCGGACAGGCCGCTCGACCCCCGTCGTCTCCCGCCATGCACCAGGCGGGAGATCCTGGCGGCGCATCTCTGCGAGGAGCATCGCCGCAGCGTCCGGGTGGCCGGTGATGTCACGCCACACGACCCGACCGTCTCTGGTGAACGTCCACCGGCCGTCGCGGCCCTGGTGGGCGTCCCAGACGGGTCGCATCATCGACGGATGCACGGTCGGGGACGGTTCGTGGGGTGCGCCGGTCCCGGCCCACGCGTCGATGACCTCGTCGGAGGTCGGCCAGTCGGTCATCAGAACAGCCCCAGTCGTTCGGCCTGGTCGGGGCACCACAGTCCGAGCGCTGCGCCGATCATCTCGCCGGCGTCGTGATCGGACAGCCCGGTCCCGGCGTTCGCTTCGACCATCAGGGCGAGGAACTCGACACCGGAGTCGGCGCCACGGGCGAGGGAGCAGACGTTCTCACCGAAGTCGACGATGTCGGCGTCGCTGATGGCGTCGGAGCCGTCGATCAGGGACCGGTAGATCTCGACGTTGATGTCGTCGACCGAGCCAGCGGGTTCGGTGAACGTCGCGGCGGGGCGGGCTGCGGGTTCGTCGAGTTCGGTGCAGGCGCCGGCGAGGATGGCGACGGCTGCGATGGCTGCGAGGCGCCTCATGAGGCTGCCCTCGAGCAGTAGTGGCGGAACACGTCGGCCGTCGCGACGGCGGTGCCGCAGCTGACGCATCGGAACATGCCGGGCCCGGTCTGATCGAGGATCAGGCCCGCCTCGGCGGCCGAGTCCCGAGGGTCGAGCATCTCGGCCACCAGGGCGATCGAGTGCTCGGCGGTCGCGGAGAGCGGCACGTCTGAGGCGATCAGGTGCCGGAGCTGGTCAGCAGCGGCCTGACGCCGTTCCATGTCGGACATCTCGGCGGCGTGCTCAGCCCACCGTTGCAGAATGGTGCTCACGACGCCTCGCTGAGCCACCGCAGCCACAGGACCCCGGAGCGGACAGCGACCTCGTACGGCTCGCCGTGCTTGATGCGGTTCCGCCACGGCGAGGCGTAATGGTTCGCCGTGCGGGAGTCGCCGTGATCGACGCCTCGCCAGACGCCAGGTGACGCGTGGGCTGCGTCTCGGAGCTGCTGATTCGCCGGCGACAGCCTCGAGCCGGCTCCCGGCCGTGACATTCTCGGTAGCTCGTCGGCGGTCCAGGATCTCGTATTCGGTGGTGCTCATCGGGTCTTCCCTTCGATGTGGTTGCGGTTGGTGCCCCGCCCCGGATGGCGGCGCCGGGGCGGGGCTGATGCCTGACCGTTCCGGGCGGACGGCCACGGCCAGGCAGGACTAGGACGGGCCCTTGCGGGCGAGGATCAGGCCGCCGACGATCAGGGCGACCCCGACCAGGGCGAGAGGCGCCGTCGCCGATGTGCCGGTCGCGGGCAGGGTCGGCACCGTCGGCGTCGCCGTGGGGGGCGACACCGGCGTCGGAGTCGGTGTCGGCTCGGGCGGGGTCGGCGGAGGCGGGATGATCGGCGTCGAGCTCGGGATCGGCTCCGGCGTCACGGACGGTTCCGGGGTCGGCGTGACCGACGGGACCGGTGTCGGTTCCGGGGTCAGGGTAGGCACGACGGTCGGGGTCGGTCCGGGGGGAGTCGGCTCCTCCCCGACCGTCGTGCACTTCTCAATCGAGCGGACCGGGCCGCTCGAGACGATGACGTCGCCGAGCCGGAACGGGCCCGCCAGGACCTCGACGGTGCCGTCGGCGAGCGTCACGGTCACGGTGTCGGCGTCGCCGGGCATCTGCCAGGTCGGCCCGATCGGCGGGTCGAACGTCTGCACCGTGCAACGCTCGACGTCTTGGCCGTAGGCCGGATGCGCCAGGAACGTGAGCCCCATCGCTGCGCCGAACAGGGCGCCGATGGCGACGCAGATCAGGACGTCCTTGCGGTAGGAGCTCACGCGAGCACCCCGAGGATCAGGGCGACCATCGCCACAGGTGCGGCGAGCGCAGCGGCGAGGACGCAGAGAGCGGAGACGACGAGCTCCCGGTCCAGGTCGGGCGGGGCGGGGCTGCGATCGAGGTGGATCACCGGTCCGCCTCCAGCTCGAGGACGACGGCAAGGCAGCCGGTGACGTCGGTCGATTCACGGCACACGTCGGTGGCGGCGGTGAGCTGCATGCGGCGGGTGTCCTGCACCTCGCCGGCAATGTGCGTGTGCCAGAGGGCGATGAGGAGCAGCCCGAGCAGCACGGCGGCGAGCAAGACGCCTGCCCGCTTCATCAACTCAGCGTCGGCCTGCTTCCGCCTGAGTTCCCAGTCGTCGCTCACGACGCCTCGCTCTCGTTGTCGTCGAGGTCGGAGACGACCTTGCAGCCCTTCGACGACATCAGCGCAGCGAGCGACAGGGCGCCCTCGCATGAGTCGTTGCGTGTGGCGAAGTCGTTCGCTGCGGCGCGTCGCTCACGGGCAGCGAACGCCTCGAGGTCGTCGACTGATGCGGCGCGCAGGGCGACGCGTTCGTGATCGGACACGGCGAGCGGCCACGCCGCGGCGTCGAGCCACCCGATCGGCAGCTGGCCGGTGTCGTGGATCTCGCGCAGGAGCCGGTTCGTGGCCTTCGTGGAGTCGCCCTCGACCTGGCGGACGAGGCGGCGGGCGGCGATCGCTCGGGCGTCTTCGTCGGTCAGTTCGGCTGCGATGACCTTGTTGACGGTGTCGTGCCAGGCGTGATCGGCGGGGTCGTACCGGTCGGGGCGGACCTTGTCGAGCATCTCGCGGATGCGGTCCGTGCGGGACTCATCGGGCATTGGTCCACTCCTCGATCTCGGCGAGCGCGACCAGGTCGGGCTCAGACAGGTAGGGCTTGGCGCGGTAGTCGCCGTCGAGCCAGGACCGCAGGTAGCTCCACCGTTCGATGACGGTTTCCAGGGCGCGGGCGGCGCGCCGGTCGGAGGCTTCGATGTCGACGGCGCGCTGCTCCTCGGGCGTGAGCGGTGCGGGTTCGGGTTCGTCTGCCAGGTCCTCGTCGAGGTCGATGCCTTCGGGCTCGTCGTCGAGGTCGTCGCGGCCGGGGTCGAACGACTTCACCGGCGGCGGGGCCTTCTTGGTCTGGCGTGTCCGCTCGACCTCTTCCTCGATGATCCGGCGCTTCGTCTCGGTCTCGACCTCGGCGCTGGCACCGGCGGGGACCTCGTCGGCGGTGCGCTCGGCGATGCGCTGCGAGAGGGCGGGTAGGTCGCCCTTGATGTCCTGCGCCGCTCGGCCCGAGATGTGAACGGAGCTGGGGTCAAGCGCGCTTGACTCGGCCAGCTCGCCGATCACCCGAGCCTGATCGAGCAGCAGATAGGCGTTCTGCTTGGTCATGTCGAATTCGGAGCGGCAGTAGTCCGACCACGAGCCGTACCCGAGAGCGACGTGCACGGCGTCGCGGTGCGCCTTCTCCAACAGGACCCATGTGCGGCTCGCCGACGACCGGATGGCCTCAGTGAGTGCTCGGGCTTGGTCTTCGGAGCACGGGGCGACGATCTCGCCCGTCTCTGCGTTGACCAGGGTCACGACGCCACCGGGAACCGCTCGCGAAGGATGCGGTAGAGGTAGTGCGACATGGTGACGCCGTCCTCAGCGGCTGCGGCGTCGACGGCGTCGTAGAGGTCCTCGGTCACCCGGGCGGCCACCATCTTCGTGGCAGGCTTCCCGGGCTCGGTGCGTATGCGGGCTGCGGTCATGACTACACACGTTGACATTGCCCACGGTCGTTGTCAAGTGTTTCTGTCGATGATCTTGGGCATCTTCGCCGTCTGGACATATGTGTGACGGACGTTTACAGTGTCGAAGGACAGGGAAAGCCCGGGCGAGCGAAAGGGGGGCAGACCATGCCCAAGACACTCAGCGAAGAACTCACCCTCGGCCAGCGCCTCGCAAGGGCACGGCGTGAGGCCAAGATGAGCCAGACGGCGCTCGCCGAAGCGCTGGACGTCTCACGCCAGACGATCAGCAACTACGAGCGCGGCGGCACCGAGGAGGTGCAGTTCGAGATCATCGCCAAGTGGGCGATCGTCACCGACGTCTCGCTCGACTACTTCGGCCGCATCTTCGCCGAGGCCGTCGGACATACCCGCCGGTATCCCTTCCAGCACGCGGTCGGCCCCGACACGATCGAGCTCGAGTTCCCCGGCGTGATCCACGTCGACTTCCCCCGATCGATGGAGATCGACCTCCGCGACCCGGACCCCGGAGGCCACACTGCGCTCCCCTTCGCACACGCTGCGTAGCCCGATGGATGGGGCAGACGGCCCGATCTCGGCCGTTCCAATTGCCCAACTTGCGGCCCTTCCTCACCATCCACCGATGGACCTGGCGGGGGAGTTCATCGAATGGTGCCACGACGCAGGCCGGAGCCCGGTCACGATCCACAACTGGCGGCGGGTCCTGACCCGCTACTGCGAGACCGTCGACCCGCTCACCGCGTCGGCCGACGACATCCGGGCGTATCTGTCCCGGTGGAACGACGCACCGGCCAACACGCGGCACGCCTACCGGGTCGCGCTCGCAGCGTTCTACCGGTGGGCGCTCGACGCCGAGCTCCTCGACATCGACCCGATGCGCAAGGTCCCGCCGGCACCCGCGACGAAGGGCGCTCCGAGGCCGATCAGCTCCGAACAGTTCGCCGCCGTCCTCGCCGACGCGCCGCCGACGATGCGGGCCTGGCTGCTCCTCGGCGGCGACGCAGGGCTCCGACGCGCCGAGATCGCACGCACGACACCCGAGTCGATCATGGGCCGTCGCCTACACGTCCACGGCAAGGGCTCACGGCAGCGGGTCGTGCCGATGTCGCTGCGTCTCGCCGACGCGCTCCAGCGGGCCGGGCCGTGGGACGTGACCCCGCGCCAGGTCGGGCAGCGGGTCTCGTGGTTCATGCGCCGCTGCGGCGTCGACGCGACCTGCCATCAGCTCCGCCACCTCGCCGCCACCAGGTACTACCAGGCGTCCGGGCATGACCTGCGGGCCACGCAAGCGTTCCTCGGGCACGCCTCGAGCGCGACGACCGAGATCTACGTGGCGTTCGCCGACCAGGGCCTCGACATCGTGGACCGCATGGCCGCCTGACCGGTACCGTCGCTGGCCATGAGGCAGCTCGCAGCGGTCGTGGCCATGATGATGATCGTCGGATGCGGCGACGGCGCCGAGAGCGGCGCCCAGGTCGAGGCCAGGGCCTACCTCGAGGCGACGTTCGACGGCGACACCGAGGCGATCTGGGACACGCTGCCGCCAGAGATGCAGGCGGCGACGACGCGGGCGGAGTACACGGCGTGTCTGATCGAGGGCGGGTTCGGATCGAACCCCGCCGGCTACCGGGTCGACATCGACGTCGGCGACGAGTACGTCGAGGGAGGCGCGACGTTCGTCGACGCCACTGCGACCGAGACGACGACCGGGGCCAGCCGGCGGGCGCTCCTGGAGCTCGTCGAGACACCCGACGGGTGGTTCGTGATCGGCGTCGACTCCGGCGGGGACGGCGAGAGTTGCATCCCAGGTGCCGACGAGATCCGAGCCGAGCTCGTCGATCGCTACGGGTCGACCTGACCCGAGACGCGCGAGAGCCCGCCGGGCGCCTCCAGGGAAGGGAGAGGCGCCGCGGCGGGCTCTGCTGTGACCGATCCGGTTGTCGTGCCCTGCCGGGGCCCGGCCCGGTCAGTCCTACAGCTTCGACGTCGGCGTGACCGACTGGCGGGTGATACCTGCGGCGGCGAGGACGGCGCCGACGATCGGCGCCCATTCGCCGAGGCCGATCTCGATCCATTCGATGGCATCGGCCAGGATCAACGCCAGTAGGGCGACAACCTGGGAGACGATCGCCGGTTCGGTCCTGATGATGGCGGGGAGCTTCATGGGGGGTCTCCTTCGTGGTGATCTCGGAACGCGGTGAGGGTGTCGGGGTCGAGGCCGAGGCGTAGGACGTGCTCGCGCAGCGACTGGAGACGCATGTGGGCCTCGCGTGCCTGAGCCTCAGCAGCGGCGACCTCGGCCTCGAGGGCGACGATCCGGTTCGCTTGCGTCTGCCGTTCCCGTTCGACGGCGGTGTGATCGGCGAGCAGCTTCCAGCATCCGGCAGTGAGCAGGCCGACACCTGAGACCGCCGTGAACGCGGAGCCGACATCGACGCCGGTCTGGGCCTGGACGAGCGACCAGGCCGACAGGACACCGCCGGCGGTCGTCGTCGCGGCGATCTTCGCTGCGTACGCGGTGATCGGGTCAAGCATCGATGCGTTCCCGGTCGGGGCCCCAGGTCCAGGCGATCATGACGGCGAGAGCCATCAGGTCGAAGGCGGTGGCGCGGACGCGGTCGAGGCCGAGGTCGGCGAGGATCGTGAGCGCGTAGGCCATCCACACGGTGAACGTGGCGAGAGCGACCCATGGCGCGCCGGTGGTGGTGCGCCATGGCGCGGTGGTGTGCCACACGAGGTTGACGACGCCGACGACGGCGAACGCGATGGCGAACTCCGGCAGCCATGGGGCGTCGTTGAGTGAGGCGGGTGTGTCGCGCCACAGCCAGTCGGCCCGGTTGAGCGCCGCGGCGCCGACGACGAAGCCGGGGACCCGTACCCACCAGGTTCGGCCGATCGGCTGCCGAGGCATGAGACGGGACGGCATAGGTCGGGGTCAGCGGAGTCCGAGGTCGTGCAGAAACCGGGACCATGCGAGCTGCCCGGCGTGAGCGTTCGCCTTCGCAGGGTCTCGTCGGGGGAACTCGGCGCCTTCGTAGTTCGCCCACGCGGCGTCGGTGATGGGCCCCTTACGGCCGTCGATGCGCCACCCGTCGCCGTACAAGCCCATCGACCGAAGGCCCCGCTGGACGAACTCGACGACGCTCGAGTACCGCTTCGGGTTCGCAGCGTTGTACGCCTGGTGCCACTGGTCGAAGTCGAGGGTCTCGACGTCCATGGTGTGCTCCGATCGGATCTCATCGCGGCACATCGCCACGAACAGTTCGTCAGGGAAGTGCTCACCGGGGTCGGTGCGCACGTCGCCGCCGAACACCTCCCACGCCGTGGAGTGCTTCACCAGCCCGGTCTTCGTGCCGGCGCGGAGCTCGGCGGCGGAGAGGATGGTGGGGCGCAGGTCGTAGGCCTCGTGGTAGAGGCGGAACAGTCGGGCGCAGCGGGCGAGGCTGCGGCGTGAGAACCGGTCGGTCCATTGTTCGGTGGTCTGGTCGGCGTAGCCCGTGATCTCCACGTGGATGCCGGTGTGGTTGATGCCCCGCGCCGACGCGCAGGCCTTGTCGTCGTCGGCGCAGCGAACCGTCGAGTTGGCGTCGAGAGTGAAGTGCGTGGACGCGATCCGGGGGGTGCCGTCGGCGTTGCGCGGGTCGCGGAAGTAGGCGGCGATGCGTTCGGCGCCGTCCAACCTCTCGGGGAAGACGGGGACGTGCAGCCCGAAGTACATGATCCGCCCCTCGCGGGGCCACTGGTCACGGCACGGGACGTAGGTGTCGATGATCCCGTCGACGAGGCGCGGCACAGTCATCAGCCGGTGACCCGCTTCGCCTTCGGGTCGAGCTTGGCCACGGGGGTGACCTCGCCGCGGGTGATCCCGGCTTGTCCGAGGATCGCCGCAGCGATCGCCGCGGTGGTCCCGCCGGAGAGCTCGATGACGTCGAGGACCTCGATGACGATGAGGCCGGCGAGGGCGAGGACGGCGTTGCGGATCGCAGGCTCGGTCGTGAGCCGGGTGGTGATCTTGGTGAGCATGGTCATTCTCCTGTTGGCGGGTCGGGTGGGGCGATGAGGAGGACGTCGCATCGGCCGCAGCGTTGAACGCGGAGGCCGGTGCCGTGGTCGACAGGCGCGGTGAGGACGTGGTGCCCGGGCGGGCAGGGGTTCGGGACGCCGGTGTGGAGCTCGTTCCACCATCTGGCGATGCGCCGCCAGATGGTCGAGGTCATCGCAAGGTTCGACCGTTGAGACCTTCGGCGCCGCGGGTTTGCCATGCCCTGCGTCCGAAGAGCCTCACGGCAACCCACGCAGCGAAAGCTGCTCGGCGTGACGCACCGAGCTGGCGGGCGATGTCAGACATCTCCGCGTCAGCGGCGGCACGGTCGGTCTCGTGCGCTACGTATCGGAAGTCGTGGACGATGCCTGCGGCTACCCATGGCCACGCTGTGCGGTCGATGAGCGGGGTCGCCCACCGCGGCACCGACGCAAGATCGGTGAGGAACCCGGCGGGGATGACGACGCCCTCGATGGCGGTGTCGGTCGACAGGACCCAGGTGCGGCGGGCCTGCCGGTCAGGGTCCTCGACGAGCGCAGCGAGGGGCCAGATGCCGAGCGTCGCCATGGCCGGGCCTACGCCTCGGCGGGCTCGGGCTCGGTCGCGACGTTCAGCTCCTCGACCGCGTACGCAGCCTGCGCGCCCTCGAGAACGGCCACGAGCTCGGACTGCGCCCGGACGATGAGCCCGGCGACCGACGCGAAATCGGGGGCGCCGGCGGCGACCTGTTGCCGGTTGACGAGGTCGAGGAGGAATGCTGCGACGTCGGGGCTCATGCGTCGCCCTCCTCGGAGGAGATCGAGCCGTCATTGCCGGCCTGACCCTCGCCCTCGACGGTGGCGTTTCGGGGAGGTGTGGCGCCCTCGGTCTGCGAGGCTGAGAGCTCGCCGATGGCGTCGAGGGCGGCGTCGGTCTTGGCCTTCGCGGCGTCGACGACGGCCTGGGCCTGGGCCTGGGCGTCGGCCTCGAGGACGTTCTGCACGGTGCGCCGCGCCCAATCGAGCACGGTGGCGCGGGCGTTGGGTTCGGACGCGTCGGCGTAGCCGCCGGCCTTGCACAACGCGCCGACCATGACGTCGTAGGCGTCGACGGGGACGGTGACCTCGAGGGTCAGGGTGCGGGTGTCGGCCATGGTGGGGGGTCCTTTGGTCGGGGGTTCTATGCGGGGCGGAGCGCAACAGTGGCGAGAATCGCCGGGCCGTCGGTGTGCGCTCGGGTCCATGCGTCGACGCCGGAGGCGCCGGCCGTCGCGAGGGCGAAGTGTTGAACGCCGGCGACCATGTCGCCGGGCGACCCGACGAGCGGTTGCACGGTCGACGTCGCGCCCGGAGCGGTCAGGCTCTGATCCGCGCTCGAGGTGTTCGTCGTCGCGGCGCAGTACCGGAGGACGAGGGCGCCGTCGGTCACGGTGGTGACCTCGGGCGACGGAAGCGACGCGGACCCGGTCGCTGGGGTGGACGTTGCCGCAGTCGTGTCCTCGGGGGTGGCGTTGTCGACACCGCGCACCGCTACCGCGTGTATCGAGAACTCCTGTAGTTCGCTCGAGGTCACGGTGTAGGCCGCGGGTTCGGACGATGCATCGGCGATGACCTTGCGCCAGACGGCGAGCCGGAGGTCGCGCGACGAATCCGTCGACGCCGACGCGAGCTCGGTGAATCCGGCGGGGCCGGTGAGGGTGCCGGCGTCGTCGTCGCGGGACGCGAAGATCACGACGACGTCGCCGTCGGCGAGGCCGGTCGGGGCGTCGACGTCGGCCGAGGTGTAGCTACCGGGGTCCTGGTAGTCGGTGATGTCGACCACGGTCGGCGCCGACGGCGGCGAGGCGCCGCCGGCCGGTTTGCGGGCCGATGCGGTGGCGCGGATCATATGCCGCTCACGTTCCAGCGGTCGGTGGCGAGCTTCGTTGCGACGGCGATCTGGTGTGGTGTCATCGGCAACGTGGCTGCGCCCGCGGTCTCGCCGTTGAGGACGACGCCGGACGCATCCACGATGTTCCCGGTGTGTCCCTCGGCGAGCAGGAGGCCGATCTGGGTGCCGATCGGGAACGCGACTGACGAGTTGGCGGGGATCGTGAAGTCGGCGTCGCCGTCCATCTCGATGAGCTTCCCGGCGTCTCCGAGAACGAGCGTGTAGGCGCCGGTCTTCGTGTCGACCGCCCGCCACGTCCAGGTCTCTGAGGGTGCAGCGACGTGAGTGCCGATGGTGAGGCCGAGGTTCGACCGCGCAGCTGCTGGGTCGGTTAGCGCGGCGAGATTGTCCTGGACCGTCATGACTCGCTGGACGGTCTGCTGCACCACGCCGGCAGGTTCGTCGTACGTGCCGCTGTCCATCGTGGGGGTCACCCTCATCGACCCGTACACGGTGAGCTGATGCGACTGATTCCAGTCGGCGAGCTTGGCCCACAGCTCGAACTCGAACTCGGCGACGCGCCGAACGTAGATCTCGACGGGGTCGGCGGTGTTCTCGACGTTGAAGCCCCAACAACGGCATTCGCTCGCGTCGCCGCGTTCACCCCAGGCGAGCAGCACGGTGCCGCGCTCGGCAGTGCCGTAGTCGCCGGTGCCGGTCAGCACAGCTGTCATCCATGCTCCGGCCAAAGCGCTGACGCCGTCGCAGGTGGCGAGGCGAAGCCAACGACGCACGTTGCCCCCCGCTCCGCCAGGTGTCACTGCGAGCACCGGCCCAGCTGCCTGGAGCGTCGTGCGTGCGGCCGCTGCGTTGGGGTCGTCGATCAGGGTCGCCCCGAAGGCCGAGATCCCGTGCGCTCCGCTGATGGCTGCGGTGTGCGTGTCGAGGTCGTCCTGGGCGTCGTCGGCGGCGGTTTGGGCAGCTGCGATCAGTGCCGCGGTGGTCGCGGCGAAGTTCGGGTCGTCGGCCAGAGCGGCGGCGAGTTCGTTGAGCGTGTCCAGTGTCGACGGTGACGAGTCGACGATCGCTGAGACAGCCGCAGCGGCGGCCGTGTTCGCATCGGCGAGCGCCTCGACGATCGCGGCTTGAACGTCGGTCGCCGAGATCCCCGATGCAGGGGCGAACGAGATCGCCGACGCCGCATGTGCTGCGGTCGTGTCGGCGATGTGGTCATCGACGTTCGATCCGGTCCCCTCAACGGTCCACACGTCCGCGGATCGATACCGGGCGACCACGAACCTCGAGGCGAGCGCCTGCACCAGATCACCACGGGCAGCCCGAACCGTGACGCCGTCCGCCCCAGCGATCGTGAGGGTGCCGGCCTCGACCTCGAACCACAGCGCAGACCTGCCCGGGGTCCAGCCGCCCGTCGCCGACCCGGTGAGCTCGACGTCGCAGTCGGCCGTGACGGTCAGGCAGCCGCCATCGTCGTCGGTCGTTGGGGTGTCGGTGCCGGCGATGTCGCGGGCGGTGCGGATGGCGGGGGCCTGGGCGGGCATCGGGTGAGCTCCTCGAGGGTTCAGCGGCGGGCGCGGAGCACGGCGGCGGGGACGGGGACCGAATCGACCTCGAGCGTTGCGGGGCCGGTTTCCCAGACGACGTAGTCGGTGACGTCGACGATGCGGCCGGCGGACGCGCCGAACGCCGATCGGAGGTAGACGCCGCACCCGCGCCGGACCGGCCATCGGGCGCGGCGGAGGCGGGCCTCGAGGGGGAACACGGTTCGGCCGGCGAGACGGACAGGGTTGTCGAGGTCGTGGCAATCGGTGGCCGGGTCGTAGACGCCGACGGTGCAACCGACCGGCGCGTAGAGGGTCGGGAGGGCCTCGTCGACGGTGACGCGGATCACGCGGTCGACGCCGGAGCGGTCGAGCTCGGCGGCGGCGAGGGCGTCGGCCTCGGCCTCGACGGTGACCTCGGACGCGTTGATCGATCCGCGCCGCTCGAGGACGGCGCCGGACCGGTCGCGGTAGGCCACGTCGTCGCGGTGCGCGGTGCCGGTGACGGCGGAGCCGATCGCGTCGACAGCGGTGAGGTAGTTCTCAGCGTCGTAGGTGACGTCGACGGTCGCGCCGGTGAGGGCTCGGGGGTCGTCGCCCTCGACGGTCGCGGCGCCGGCGATGACGTACGCGGCGGGGCCGGAGCCATAGATCGCGTCGGCGGGGCCGGCGTCGAGGCGGCCCGATGGCCGCATGCGCCACTCGGCGCCGAAGTAGTCACAGACGTCGTCGAGGGCCTTCCGGGGCGTCGTGTTGGTGTAGGTGGCGGTGTAGGTGTCGCCGCCGGCGGGGGTGGTGACGAGGCCGCGGCCGATGCCGGGCGGGAGGAGGGCGTCGATCCAGATGGCGAACGAGCCGTTGCCGGCCTGGGGGATGTCGACGCGTTGGCCGTTTTCGGCCTCGCCGAGCCAGGCGGCGAGGCCGGGGCCGGCGAGGGTGACGTCGTCGCGGGTGCGGTTGACGGTGCGGACGATGCCGGCGTATATGGCGACGTCGTCGATGCTCGAGGTCGTGAGCGCGGGGGCGGGCGCCTCGGCGGGGTCGGGCGGGTCGATCGCGCCGGAGGGGCCGCCGGCGAGCCATTGCATGATGTCGGCGGCGAGCTCGAGGCCGGCGTCGGTCACGGCGTGGAACCCGACGGGGAACGTGCAGACGACGGCCTGGCGGGCGGTGAGGGTGTCGCCGTCGACGTTGGTCGCGCCGGCGTCGGCGACCCATCCGACGGCGCGCGACGCGTTCAGCGGGTCCGACAGGATGGTCGTGAACGTCGAGGTGCCGGCGGTGGTCCACTCGACGTAGTTGAGGTCGAACACTTGGGGGGTCTGGCCGGCGGTGTAGCCGGCCGACCATGTCACGGGCGACGTTGCGGCGACCTCGAGGTAGGCGAGGGCGCGGCCGGTACCGGGCGTCGAGGAGGTGAGCGCGGCGCCGTAGTAGTAGGAGCCGGAGGAGTAGCCGAACGCGTCGCCGGCGAAATAGGCGTTGGTGTGCCAGATGGGGGCGGCGTCGGTCGCGGTGCCGCGCAGCCAGCGCCAGTCGGGGGGGTGGCCGTCGAGGTGGACCACGACGCCGCAATCGGTGACGAGGGGCGGGCCGGTGAGGGTCGATGTCTGTACGCGGGTGACGTTGTGGCCGGCGGCGACGAGCGCCGACGCGGACGCCTCCTCGGTCGGGTCGACGAAAACGCCGGTGGGCGACACGGCGGACTTGCCGAGGAGCCAGATGGCCGACGGGTCCGATGGCACGGGCGGCGCGGTGGTCGTGGCCGGCGCGAGCCACTCGATGGCGGCGCCGACGAGGTCGGTGTAGGCGGACCACACTGAGTTGTCGAGGAGCGCCTCGGTTGTGCCGATGGCGACGACGCGGGCGGTGCGGGCGGCGTCGCCGACGTCGAGGGAGAACGCGGCGACGTCGGCGAGGTCGCCGACGGGCGCGGCGATGGCGGTGGCGCCGGGGTGGAGTTGCGCGACGGTGACGGCCTGGCCGAGCTCGGCGGCGGCGTGTAGTTGGCGGAGGGTGGCGCCGTCGTAGGTGACGCCGGGCCAGACGAAGTCGGTGTCGCCGCCGGCGAGCGCGGCTAGTTGGTGGGCGAGCACGGCCGACGCTGCGCCGGACGCGATGAGCGCGGACCTCGCCGGCGTCCACGCGTCGGCGTTCAGGTGCAGCACGGGCAACGCGTCGGCGCCGGCGGCGCGGTACTTGGTGCCGATCGATGCGGGGTCGGCCGAGGGCGCCACGACGACGAGGTGATGAGAGCTCGAGGTGTCGACCTCGGCGTCGGTGTCGGCGATGAACGTCACCGCGTGGCCGAGGAACGAGCGGAGGAGCCAATCGAGGCGCCAATCGCCGGCGGTCGGGGCGGCGGGGTCGCCGATGACGACGGCGATGTCCTTGGACACGGGGACCGGGTCGGGGTCCTCGACGGTCGGGGCGATGTAGCCGAGGGCCTCGGCGGGGAGCCGCGCGGGGGTGATGACGAGCTCGGACCAGAGTGTTTCGAGCGGGACGGTGAGCGACCGCGGGAGGTCGCCGCGGAAGCGGAGCGACCAATCGCCGACGGCGCGGACTTGTTCGTTTATCGGCATGTGGTCACCATGCGATGCTCTGCACGCGTTCGCCTTGCGCAGTCATGGCGCGATCGGCTTGGCGTGCCGCGTCCTCGGTGACGGCGGATGCGGCGACGTTCGCGCCGACGGCGCCGATGGTGAACGGGAGCGCGACGGCGCCGGTCTGCCAGTTGACGCCGCCGTAGGTGTCGATGTCCCAGTCGCGGGGCGAGGTGATGACGTAGCGGAGGCCGTCGGCGTCGGTTGCGGCGGCCTCGACGACGCCCTCGGTGCCGCCGTAGGCGGCGACGCCGGCGGGGGCCTCGCCGCCGGTGCGGGTGAGGGACCACGCGGTCGGGCGGTCGGCCTTGGCGATGCCGACGAGGTACGGGGAGCCGCGCCGCAGCGCGAGGTCGTAGGTGTGGCGGTGTCCGACGGTGTCGACGTCGTCGACGTCGGTGACGGCGAGGATGCGGACGATGACCTCGGCGGGATCGTTGCGGAGGACGCGTACGGCCTTCGCGTCGGTGAGCACGGGCGGCGCGCCGGTCGTCCATCGGAGGTACGGGTCGAGAAACCACGGTTTCCATGACGACCAGCCGCCGGCGATGCGCCATCGCGTCTCGAGGTTGCCGGACACGGCCGAGGCCGGGCCGGCGAGGCGGACCTCGAGCGAGCCGTTCGCGAGGACCCAGCCGTAGGGGTCGAGGCCGTTGGGTTGGGTGCCGACGATGGGGGCGCCGGTCGCGGCGGCGATGAGCCGGGCCGAGCCGTGGTAGTAGGCGGCCGGGGTGAGTGCCCAACGCGTCGACAGGGTGCCGGCGACGTCGGCGATGTCGACGATGGCGATGTGCGCGTCGGTGTCGGCGTTGTAGAGGTGCGTTGTGGCCGGGCGCGACAGGTCGAGGGCGTCGCCGGGGACGGCGACCCATGGCCGGGCGTTGGTCGAGGCGCGCCCGGCGGCGTTCGACGACCACGCGGCCGAAACGATGGATTCCATGGCCGCGACGCGCCAGCCGTGCCGGACGCGCTCGAGGTCGACGCGGTAGTCCCAGACATGGGAGTACAGCGACGACGACGAGGCGGTCGCGAACGATGCGGCGGTGACGCGGTAGAAGCCGTCGACGGTGGGGTCCTCGGCCCAGGTGACGGGGACGACGCCGTCGTCCTCGGCGCCGTCGGCGTACGCGGCGAGTTGCTGGCGGAGGGTGTCGGCGTGGACCTTGTTGGTAGCGATCAGTCGGCCGGTGATCGACACGGCGTCGCCGTTCTGCGCCCAGGTGGCCGGCGAGGTGAGCGGGGCGGTGAGGCCGACGCGGCCGATCGTCATTCCGGGCGGCGGGAACGAGCCGGGCGAGGCGTCGCCGCCCGTGGCGAATAGGGGCCAGGCGTGCGCTATGGAGGTCATGACGCCGCCCGGTCGAGGCGGCGGAGCTCCTGGCCGATGAGCTCGGCGTAGTCGCGTGCCGCTCGCTCGGAGAGAGCGGTGACGTGGAGGTTGATCACGGTCCCAGCGCCAACGGCGCCGGGTTGAGCGCCGCCGCCGGTGAGGGAGCGGCCGACGCCTGCGGCGAGCAGAGCCGACGGCGCCGCAGAGAGCAGCTGCCGCATGCGGGCCGGGTCGTTGAGGGGCAGCACGAGCTCGGGGCCGGCCTCGCCGACCATGGCGAGGGTCGGCGACCGGACGAATCCGCCTCGAGCGAAGAACGGGATGCCGGGCACGTCGAACCCGGGCGTGATGTCGGGCAGCGACGGAATCGACGTGATTGCGCCGACGAGGTCGCCGATGGCGTCGCGGATGGCGCTGATGAACCCGACAACGGCCGACGACATCGCCTCGAACGGGCGGGTGAGGCGGTCGCGGATGGTGTCGGCGATGCCGCCGAGGCGATCGCGCATCGCCTGGAAGATGTTGATCGCACGGTCACGGATCGAGTCGACGACCTGGATGACGGTGTCGCGCATCGAACGGAACGCGTTCGCAGCGTTCGTCGTCGCCGCGTCGATGATGGCCCCGATCCGGTCTCGGATCGCCTGGAAGATCGCGACGACCCGATCGCGGATGCCGTCGGCGACGTTCACGATGGTGTCGCGCATCGCCCGGAACGCCGCCACGGCGGCGTCGCGTGCGGCGCTGATCAGCGCCGAGATCCGATCTCGGATCGCTGAGAACACGGCGACGACCCGGTCGCGGGTGCCGTCGGCGACCGAGACGATGGTGTCGCGCATCGCCCGGAAGATCGCCGTGACCCGGTCACGGATCGCGCCGACGATCGCTGCGAGACGGTCCCGGATCGCCTGGAAGATCGCGACGACCCGATCCCGGATCGCGTTGGCGACCGTGACGACCGCGGTCCGGATGCCGTTCCATGCCGTCGTCATCGCAGTGCGGATGCCGTTGACGATCGTTGTGAGCGTTGTCCGGATCGCGTTGAAGACAGTCGTGACCGTCGTCCGGATCGCTGCGACGACGGTGGTGATCACCGTGCGGATCGCGTTCCAACCGGTCGATACGACGGTCCCGATCGCCGACATGACCGTGGCGACAGCAGTCCTGATCGCGTTCCACGCAGTTGCAATGACTGCCCGGATAGCTGACATGACCGTGGAGACCACCGTCCTGATGGCGTTCCATCCGGTGCGGAAGACGAGCGTGATTGCGTCCATGACGGTGCCGACCAGAAGCCGGATGGCTGCGAGTCCCGTCTGCACGATCGTCCGGATGCCGGACCAGATGCCGGACACGACCTGGCCGAGCCCTGACCAAGCCCGCGACCAGTCACCGGTGAGGAGCCCGGCGAAGATGTTGACAGCGCCACGGATGACCTCGAGCGCCGCTTCGACGATCCCGGACACCGCGTTCCACGCGAGACGCGCAGCCTGCAGGATGCGGTCCCCAAAGTTGCTCCACACCCCTCTGATCACGGCGAGGCCAGCACGAATGACTTGCCCGACGATCGTCATCACCCCGGCGATCACATCGGAGATGGCCGGCCAGTTGTTGCGGACCGTATTCACCACGGCCGTCACCGCGGTGCGGAGGGCAGGGAACACGGCCTGAGCGACGTTGGCGATCGCTCGACCCGCTGCTGCGATCGCTGGGCGCATCGAATCCCATGCGTCGACCAGACGGGGTCCCCACGTCGCTGCGAGCGAACGCACTCCGGGGATCATGTCTTCGACGAGGAACCCGACGAAACGCTGCAGGACGGGCGTGAGGCCTGTAGCGAGGCCTTGGCGGAGTTCCGCGACCGTTGACTTCAGCTCGTTCTGCTGCTTGACAGCGTCCATCGAACCGTTCGCCCAAGCCTCCTGCGCGTCAGTGGACTTCTCGGTGACGAGTTCCAAGGTCGCCTGAGCCTTGGCCTGTTCGAGCGCAGCGCCGGTGAGGTCCTCCTGTCCCTTCTCGAGGAGGCGTTGCTGAACGTCGGCCTCGGAGATCGAGATCCCCAACGACTTCAGCCCGTCGCGTTCGCCGAGCATCGCCGCTACCAGCGTCTCGGACACGTCCGACACCGATTTCGTGCCCCCAGACCACGCAGATAGGGCGCCCGACAGGTCGAGCGCGTCGGTTGACATCCCAGCCGCCTCGCTGCGGGTGAAACCCATCGGGACGAGCAGGTCGCCGAACCCGGCCGCCGCGCCAGCGAGGGCTTCGTCGGTCATGCCGAGCGCTTCGTTGTTGTCGTCGGCCCAGGCGTTGACGCTGTCGGCGGCGTCACCGAATACGGTGTCGACCTTGATGCCCCACGTGTTGACCTGGGTGCCGGCGGTGAGCATCTCGGTCCCGAAGTCGACGATGCGGTCGACGGCCAGCGCTGAGCCGACGGCGATCGCAGCGTTGCGCATCCCCCGCGACATCCCTGACGAGAAGCGCCCTGCCGACTGCGAGGCGTCGCCCATCGCCCGCTGGAATCCCGAGGAGTCGCCGTTGACGTTGACATTGACATCGCGGTCGGCCATCGGCACCTCCTCTGCGGGTCATCTGCGGGTGGCGGTGCGGCGAGGCTGCGTCGGCTGTTCACCGGCGGACTCGTTGGCTTCGGCGATCTGCTTGAGGGCGTGGAGGTACTCGAAGACCTCATCGGCGGTGAGCCGGTCGACGTCCCAGGGGTGGAGGCCGAAGTGCTTGGAGAGGGCGGGCCAGCTGGCGAGGAGCGTGGCCCTCAGGCTTCCGGGCTGTCGCCCTCCGTCACCGCGGTGCCGGGCAGGATCGGCGGTTCGTCGTCGTCCGGGATGGCATCGAAGCGGGCGATGTCATCGAAGGTGGTTTCGGCCATGACGACCTCGAGCGCGAGGCGGGCCTCGCCTGCCTGGACGCGGGAGAGCCAGATCAGGCCGGCGAGGTAGTCGGCGTCGAGGTCGCCGGCGAGGACGGCGTTGAGCATCGAGGTGAACCCGACGCCGAGGACGCGACGTAGGGCCCGGGAGTGGTCGCCGGTGATGCGCCCGGACGAGACGCAGTGCTCGTCGTCGCCGATGGTGAATCGGAACGTCATGGCCGAGGGGTTGTTGGTCGGGGTGTTCATGTCGGGGTCTCCTGGTTGTCGGGGTGTGGGCGCGGGCGCGCCCGGGTCATTCGATGAGCTCGGCGAGGCGGTCCTGGTAGATCCGTTCGAGGTCGCGCCACTCGGCTTCGAAGGCGTCGCCGAGGCCGTAGATCGACTCCACACTCGGGCCTACATAGGAGGGGAACCTGCGGTACCGGATCGACCCGAAGAACGCTCCGGCGGCGTAGCCGGCGCCGCCGATCGAGAACTCCATCGCCCGCTCGGTCGCCGCCTGCGACAGCGACGGTGCGGCCTTGGCGCGCACACCGCCATAGCCAGACGCCCGCGACCGGCCGGCTTGCTCGAGGCGGCTGCCGGCCTCGGAATGGATGCGACGCATCGTCGCCCCGATCCGGGACCGGCCTCGTTCGAGGTCGCGCACCAGGCGGTCGAGTTCGGCGGTGTCGAACGTGAGGCCGCTGAGGTCAGACATCAGGGGGTGGCGTCGCTCGTGCGGTAGCCGACCTTGAGCGCAGTGGCGCCGGACCCGGTCTCCGGGTCGAGCGCGACGCCTTCGATGGTCTGGGTGAGCAGCTCGATCCCGTCGACCGAGGGGTCGCCGCCGTCGAACTCCGCGGCGGGCATCGTCGCGATGAGCTCCGGGTAGTTGCTGCCGGAGATCGCGACCGGCCACCGCGCCGACATGACCAGCGCGCCGGTGATCCCGGTCGACCCGGCGAGCGACTGGTACTTGTTCCGGAAGGTGTAGTCGCGCCAGTCGACGGTCGCCTTCCACGAGACCTCGACGTCGCCATCGTGGAGGGGCTCCATGGGTGCGCAGTTCTGGCGGAGCCGGCGCGTGTCGGACTCGAGGCTGTTCTCGACGGTGAACTCCCACTCGAGGGCGGGGACCGCGACGCCGTCGATGGACAGCGACGCGCCGCAGAACGATGCCGGCTCGGCGTTCGCGACGTAGCTCGCAGCGGCGAGCGCGATGGTGTCGTCCTCGGTGAGGGCGATGACGTCGACGTCGAGCATCAGCATGCCGTTGCGCTTCATCGCGACGGTCGCCTTGTTGATCTTGCAGCCGAGCCAGTTCACGGGCCGATCGATCCCGGTCCGGAACGGACGGTTGCCTTGCGCGGTGAACGTGTCGCCGTTGAGGGAGCCGAGCTCCCACTCGTGCAGGTACGCAGCCGGGGACCCGCCCAGCGAGGTCGTCTCGACGGCGCCGCCCATGATCCGCTGCCACCAGAACCCGAAGCCCTTGTTGCGGACCTCGAACGACAGAGGCCCCTTCGGAATGCCCTGGACCGGGACGACATCGGACTTCGATCGGGTCCGGGTCCCGCGCCGGATGCCTTCGGAGGTGATCCGCTCGGGCTTGGTGACGATCCCGATCTTGTTCGGGATGTAGAACCGGTCGACGGTCGCCGCGACGCCGGGGGTCTGCTTCGTGGCGGTGCCGTCGACGGTCGGCGCGCCCAGCGCAGAGGGCAACAGGACCGTCGCGACCGTCGCCGACCCGACAGCGATCACCGGGACCCGGAGCCCGTTGTAGGTGGTGGGGGTGAACCCGGCGAGGGTGACCCACGATTCGTGAGCGACGAGGCCGTGCGCCTCGTCGAAGGTGATCGACAGTGTCGGGGGCGGACCCGCGGCGTAGCTGGTGGAGTCGATGGTCGGCGCGGCGGCCGTCTCCGCGGCGACGCCGAGCTGGGAGTTGGCGGTGCTCATTCGGTGGCCTCCTCAGGCTCAACAGATGCGTCGGGGTCGGACTTCTTCGTCTTGGTGCGGGCCCGCCGTGCGGGTGCCTTGGCCCAGCCCTGGGCCTCGAGCTGGTCGACGAGGTCGGCGTGGACTTCGATGACGTCGCCTGGGCAGACGCCTGCGACGGCGAGCGCAGGGATGATCAGCGCTGTCTCGCGCCGCCACGCGGCCATCTCGTCGTCGGTGAGGCCTTCGGGCGCGGTGTCGCCGGGAACGATCATGCGGGTCATCGGGGCTCCAGAGGTTCAGTAGGCGTTCAGGCGCTGAGCGACGACGGTGATCCCGACCCTCGCGACCGAGAGGTAGCCCTCCTGCGCAGCGTCGGAGTGCGGGCCGTCGAGATCGGACGGGACTGCGTGCGCGACGCCCGCGAGGTCGGGGTGCGGGTCGGTGTCGCGGGCGAGGACCTTGTTCGCTGTGACGGTCTCCATGACGGCGTCGACGAGGGCGCCGCAGCGGCGGCGGGCATCGTCCGCGGTGTCGCCGGGGCGGGTCACGACGCACCACACGTCGATCTCGAATGTGTCGCGCCACTCGAGGGACCACTCGGGGCCGGTGAAGCCGTGGGCTTCGACGTCGACGGCGCGGATGTCGCCGAGGTGGATGACCTCGACCCCGACACCGAGGTCGACACGGTGCGTGGAGATGCGGGTGGCGCGGCCTTCGGTCACGTCGAGGTTGGCGTGCCCGGCGACGAGGCTCAGGATGCGTTCGCCTGCGGCGACACGTGTGGACGACACGAGCGGGTCCCTTCGTCGGGGGAGGTGGGACGCCGGGCCGCGCCCCTTGTCGGCCCCCGACAGGCGTCGAGGGGCACGGCCAGGCGATCTATCGGCGGGCGGAGAACAGCCGGCCGCCCGGGTCGACGTCGATCCGGGCCCACGCAGCTGAGAACGCGCCCGAGTCGCCGCTGTCGCTGCCGTCGCCGGTCGTCTTGCGCGCCGAGTAGCGGGCGTAGATCGAGTCGACCCAGCCGATCCCGGTTTCGAGCGGCGCGACGTCACGGATCGTGTAGGTGGTGCCGTCCGCGGTGTACGACGACGCTCCGTCGGGGACGACGGTGCGGCCCTGATAGAGCCCCGATCGGACGGCCCGGGCGATCGCCCGCTTCAGTGTCGGCGGCGGAGCGTCCCACCCTGCGGTGTAGGTGACGACGATGTTCCCGACACCGGTCGGGAACACCCGTTGTCGATGCCGGATCACGTCGCCCTCGACAACGATGTCCGACGACGTGACCGGCCACGCGGTCCCGTCGACGGTGAGACTGTGGATGGCGTGCACGTCGCCGCGTTCGAGCTCGATGACGTCGACGCCGGCGCCGTCGAGGACGTCGCGCCGCCATCTGGGCACGAACGCCCGACCGCAGATGTGCTCACAGTCGAGCTCCGCAGCGAGCAGCTCACGACGCTGCGCTGCCTCTGACGCGGTGATCGACGGTTCGTAGTCGATCAGTTCGCGCATCGTGAGCAGCCGCGCCGGGGCGACGTCGACGATCAGGATGTGCGCGACGCCGTCTGCGGTGATGGTGGCGGTCCATTCGCCGAGGGCAGCGATGTCGGCCGCGGCGATGCCGTGCTCCCAGCGGCCCTCCGCGGCGTCGCCGGCGGCAACCATCGCTGTGGACTCGATGGTCTCGGTGCCGTCGTGATCGACGGCGGCAATGGTCGGTGCGGCTTCGAGTTCGACGGGTTCGCCGTCGGCGTCGACCGCGGACCAGCGGATCGTCCCGGGAGCGCCCAACACGAGACGGTGATGTGGTGTCCGCACAGACGCTCCCTTCGATAGCGGCGGCGGTGGCCCCCTCGCCAGGGGCTTGGGGGGAGTCCTGGCGAGGGGGCCTGCCTGGGGTGGATCAGGTGACGACCGCGCCGTAGAAGCCGCGGTAGTCGAGGACGCTGACACCGAAGATGTGTCGGACCTTGTAGGTCACCTCGTCTGTGGCGAACACCGACCCGACGTTGCCCATGTCCTGGACGAACAGCTCCGGGTCACGCTGCCCTCGCAGCCACCCGACCTCGATCGTGGGGCACAGCGCAGGGTCGGCCACCACGAACCAGTTGTTGGCGTCGGACAGGTACGGAAGGGTGATCAGGTTGAGTCCACCGTTGACGTTCGGGACGGTTGCGTCCTTGCCGCTGGTGACAGCGACCGCCGACTCCGTGAGCTCGAACCCGGTGTCGCGCAGCGCCGCGGGGACGATGAGGTACTGCGGGAGGTAGCCCAGCACCTCGGAACTGTCGCCGTAGGCGGTCTGCGTCATCATCGCGGTGCGCGCCGCAGACAACGCGGCCGCATCGAGCGCCGCCGACCCGAGGTTTCCATGCGACGCATGGAACAGCGCTGTGCTGTCGTAGATCGTCGGATTCGTCACGATGCTGTTCCAGACGGCGCGATACAGGGTCTGCGCAGCGGCACGCCCGAGCTTCGTCGGGATCTGGGCAAGCACCCCGATGTCGTCGTTCATCACGGCCTCGTAGGTGACCTTCTCGGTGCCACCCTTCTTCGTGAGGCTGTAGGTCACCTCCTCGTCGCCGGGTGTCGTGAGGGCGTTGTACGACCCCGATTCAGCGACGGTCGGCAGCGTTCCGTATCCACCGACGCGCGGTCGCTTCTGCTCTCGGAAGTCGTTGACGTTGCGCTGCCTCGACACGACCTGTTCCCAGTTGGACAGCTGCGGCAACGAGTACGCGTCGACAAGCGCCCGGGTGATCGAGTCGCCGAGAGCCTGAGCGAAGGTGCTCGCTGCGACGGCTTCGGACACGCGCCCCTCTCGGCGGGTTGCGCCGTAGAGGTCGCTGAGCATGACGTACCCGAAGTCGGTCGACTCCGTCGAACGCCAATCGCCATCATTGAACTCGGCGAACATCTCCGAGAACGACCGGAATCCGCCGGGCTTCTCGGCGAAGGTGGCGTCGAGACGCTCGACAAGCTTGTCGTGCGACTCCTTGGTCACCTGGACGTGGCCCACGGAGGGTCCCTCCTCGAGAAGGCCCTGCTTCTCCAGTTCGGCGGCGATGGCCTGGGTCGGGGCCAGGATGTTCCGCAGGTCGGACTCGGTGAACTTCGCCGGGATCAGCTTCTCGGCTGCCTCGCGCATGCGTGCAGGGACGCCATCGAGGGCGGTGCGGATGATCGCCTGACCTTCGAAGCTGGCCGCCTCGAACCGGCGGGCCTCGGAGACGGCACCGGCAGCGACCGGGTCCTTCTCGTCAGCGACCTCGGTCTCGGTCTCGGTCTCGGCGGTGGGGGTGGTGATGGCCTCTAGGTCGACACCCAACTCATCGTCGAGGAGCGTTGCGAGCTCGCCGCGCTCCTCGTCGGTGATGGTGCCGCCCAGGTGCTTGGCCATGAGCTCCTTCAGTCGCTCCATGGTGATGTCCTCCTCGGACGTTGCTGGGTTGGGTTGGGTGTCGGGATCTATGCCGCCGGCCACGACCCTCAGGGCGCGGCCACCGGACGCTGGGTCTGCGACGACGTCGACAGACAGGACTTGCTCGATGGATCGGATCTGATCGACCTGACGGCCCTCGACCGTGACCGCGACGCCGGTCGCAAGGACGTCATGGGAGAGACCGACGATCGGGTCCAGCCCCGCGCCGGCCACCTCGACGGACGCGTCGAGCGCTTCGGCCAGTCCCGTCGCGGAGGCGAACAGGTGCAGGTCGGCCTCGATCGCTCCGCCGGTGAACTCCGGGCCCCGCAGATAGCCGACGAGGCCCTCCGTGGTGGAGGTCTGGAGGTCTGTGAGGGTGCGGTGCCGGTTGTAGACCTTCGCGCCGTCGTAGAGCGTGGCGGCCTTCTCGAGGGTGGCGGCCTCGTAGAGGCGGCCGTTGAGCGACTCGCCGGCCTCGATCACCACCGCTCGCCACACGCGAGTCCCGTCCTCGGCGGTGCCCTTGGCTTCGAGGACCCGGCCGTGCGCGGTGGCGTTGACCCGCTTCGCCTCCGCGACGACATAGTCGGCGTTGGCGACGACCTTCTCCGGTTCGCCGACGAGAGTCACGCCGACAGGTTCGGTGTCGGTCAGGGTGAAGCCGATCTTGTACTGGTTGTAGACCCATGCGCCGTCGTCGTGCTCTTCGACGTCGAACACGACCCACCCGTCGCCCTCGTTGTGGTCGACGATGTACGCCCATCCGTCGGGCCACCGCTCGCGCCCTGCGGCGGTGAGGAGCTGCCGGATCGTGGAGTCGGCCAGCGCCTCTCGGCGCCGGTGGCGGGGCATCCCGCGCCGCTTCGGCATCAGTCGCCGCCCTCGTCGTCTTCGTCCGCGGTGTCGCCGCCGGCTTCGGTGAGAACCTCGATCAGTTCGGCCTTCGTGGCCTTCGCCGAGACGACGACGTCCCGGTCCGCAGCAAGGTCACGCAGCTCGGCGACGGTCAGATCCTCAAGCGCGCCGTCGCCCTCTGCGCTCTCCTCGTCGTCCGCGGTGTCGCCGTCGGCTTCGGCGGCGAGCTCGGCGCGGCGTGCGATCTCGTCGTCGTCGGGGACGATCTCGCGGATCACGTTGCCGTCGTCGTCGACGGCGTGCTCGTGGCCGGCGCCCTGCGGTAGCACGCGGCGGGCCTCGCGGACGATGACCGGATCACCGGACCGGACCATGCGGAGCTCGACGAGCACGACGCAGCCATCGAGAGGGGTCGTGAAGTCGCCGTCGGTGATCTCGGCGCCGTCGGCGTCGAGGACCTTGGCGACCTGGTCGTGATGCACACCGACCGCGTACGAGGCGCGGGTGATGAACTGGTCGTGCTCGGACATGAGGGTGCTCCTGGGGTCAGGGGGTTCCTGCGAGCGCAGGCGGGGAGGCGGTGCCGGTGGCGTCGAGCTCGGTGGCGATGTCGTCGGTGTCGGCGTCCGGTGAGGTCAGGTCGTCGAGCTCTGGGCGCCACGGGACACCGACGTAGTCCTCCCAGCCCTTCCGCACCGCGACACGAGCGGCTTCGGGGGTGAGGAGACCGGCGGCGACCATCTCGGACAGGGACCGGGACAGGGAGACGAGCACGCCTGCGGTGATCTTGGCGTCGGTCGCTGCGAGGGCTGGGCCGGTGACGGTGACGGTCGACGAGGCGAGCACGCGGCGGCCGTCGGGGGCGTCGACGAGGGCGGGGAGGCGGCCGGCGATGACGGCCTGGTCGACGGCGTAGCGGACCATCTCGGTCTGACGGGCGAGCCACGTCTTCTGGATCGATCCGATGCGCCGCCGGACCGGTTCTGCCATCGACCACGACGTGGCCTTGTTGACGTCGTCGGTCTCGGCCAGCCATGGCTTCGACAGGCCCGCGCCGGCGGCGACGGAGGTGAGCAGCGACGCCGCGGTGGCGGTGTCCTCGAACGCTCCGGATTGCGCGGTGAGGGGCTTCCAGTTGACGGCCTTGTTGTGCACCTCGATCGACCCGGACCGTGGCGGTGCGAGGGAGCCGCGGTCCTTCACGAACTGCTTGACGGCGGTGTCGTCGCCGTCGATCTCGACGTCCCACACCAGATATCGACTGAGCGCGGTGCGGTCGACGAGGTTGTTCATGACCTGCTCGTAGTTGTCGACCCAGTCCAGCACCGTCGACAGGAACGGGTAGCCGCGGGTGTCGGTCTCGAGCGCTTGAAAGCTGGCCCAGAACATCGCCAGACCCGAGTAGAGGCCCGTGACGTCATTGGGTTGCACCACGGGCAGGACCTTGGCAGCGCCTGCGACCTGCGGATCGGCGACCGACACGGTGTCGATCCACAACGGGTTCCCGTTGAGAAGCCCGACGTGACGGATTCTCCCGGTGTCGATCACCGAGCGGCGCACGACACCGGTCGTCGCGCCGACCATCATCTCGTAGAGCGACTCGCCCTCGAGGAGGTGCGAGCGGAGCATGCGTTCCTGGTCGATGGCGTTGCGGGGGTCGGTCCAGAACCCGGAGGCGATCTCGTTGACCTCAGGGACCGAGGAGTGCACGGTGACGCCGGAGTCGCCGACGATGAACGCGATCTGGGTCTCGATGATCGATCGGGCCATCGGGTTCGTGCGGTAGGCGGCGACGGAGTGTCGGACGGCCTGTTCACGGGTCCAGGCCGGCACCGGACGGCCTGACGGGCCCGAGATCGACCGGAATCCGGCCTCGTCGTCGACGCCGTCGCCGCCGGACCAGCCGGTCGCGCCGGACTTCACAAGCTGCTCGAGGGTCGCTTCCCGCACCGGAGCGCGCCGGCCGTGGTCGATCGATGCGGTCTGGCGGCGGAGGGGGTTTCTCACAGGTTCAACCTCCCTCTCGGCCGCCAGAAGTCCCGGTCGTCGCCCGACGCGACGGCTGCGGTCGCCGCGGCGTGCTGTTCGGCCGGTCCGTCGCCCATCAACAGCTCGTAGGTGGCCATCGACCCAGCCCGGATCAGGTCCATGTGCCCGCCGCTCCTGCTCTTGGCGAGGTACCGGCCTCGTTCGGTCTCGCGCCACGCCGCCCGCTCAGCGTGCAGGTCGAGAGTCGGGTCGGAGGGGTGGGCGAGCTCGGCGGTGCGGACGAGCTCGTACAGCAACCCGTCGGCGGGGACGAGCCGTTCGGGGGACTGGGGGAACTCGATGACGGTGATGCCCTGATCGGCGAGCATGTTCGCTGGGATCTCGAAGAATCTCGGGTCGTACACGACGGATTGGACCCGCCAGCGGGTCGCGATGGTGCCGGCGATGGTGCGGAACACGTCGAGGTGATCGATCCGGCCGTCCACCGGTGCCCAGCCCCGGGCCCACCAGCCGACGCGGCCGTCTGAGAGGCGTCCGGCGACGACGACGCCGACGTGATCGGAGTGCAACGCCATGTCGACGCCGACGACGACCTCCGCGCCGTCGTCTGGGTGGGCGTCGGCGCCGGCTGCGCACTCGGACCAGGCGCCGGGGAGCTCGAGGAGCCACGAATCGACCGGGGTGTCGGTCCACTGGCACAGGTACAGGCGACGGGCCTCGCTGCGGGGCATCTTCCGGGACAAAATCTCTCTGGCTCGGACGTCGACGGACCAGGTGACGTCGGCGCCGCGCATCTCTCGGAGGGCTTCGCGACACTCGTGGGGGTCGTCGAGGTCCCAGTCCTCGCCGGCGCCGGCCCAGTCGAGCAGGAATCTCGACTCGGGGTCGTCGGCTTCGAGCAGCCCTCGGGCGTAGAGGCGCCACAGCAGCGGGTCCCAGTCGCGCGGCGGCAGCGTGCCCTTCCCGACACCCGCCATCGAGATCCCGATCGACCTTCCCGGGTCCGGGGTCCGCTTCGTCAGCGACGCTGTGAGCACCGTGTGCAGCCGCGCCTTGCGGCCCGTCCACTCGGCGAGCTCGTCCGCCAGCACGAGGCTGGCCTTGCCGCCTTCGTTCGTGCCCGCCACCGCGGCGACCCGCTGAATCCGGCCCGGCCTGCCGTCGGCAAAGAGGATCTCGGTGTCGAACACGTCATACAGGCCCGCCAGAGGGCAGGAGATCTCCTCGCCCTTCGCTCCGCCGGCCATGATCTGCGCCTGCCGGAACAACTCCCCGGCCTGATCGAACGACGCCGCAGCCATCTGCACGATCGGCGTCGACGGCCGACGGATCGGATCAGGCCCGACCATCTCCAGATGCGCGAGGCCGGCGAGCATCTCGGTCTTCACTGCGCCCCGCTCGGCGCCGATCAGCGCCTCGAGGTACCACCACAACGCCGCGCCCGGGTCGCACTCGAACCAGCGCCACAGGAACTCCCGATGCCACGGCAACAACCGATACGGCTGCCCGTACCGGTCGCCCTCGCCGTGGACAAGCATCTTCTCCA